TAGAAAAATGGAAAGCGCATTTCGATGCATTCAAAGTTAAATATGAAATCACAGAGTATCCAGCCCCACCACCACTAGATATCTATGGTAGGCCGCAGGAACCACACCTGTCTGATGCTACAATTGCACTCGGAACAGATGAAGGAGAAGGGTACGGAGGCTTTACATTTGTTGCATATTTTAATCTGGATGGCAGTTTCAAAGCATATGGAGTCTGGGAATGAAGCATACAACGACCATGAAAGAAGCGTTCGAGGCAGCAAAGCGTAAGGAAGAGCAACGTAAGCGTGCTCTAGAGCGCGCTCGAACAAATCGTGTTGACAATGCCAAGCTTGTAACGAAGCAAATTGACAAGTTGGCCAAATAATGGAAACAAAAGAACGTTTCTTGATGTATGCAGTAATGCTATCGTTTTATCGAGATGGTGTCTGGAGTAAACCATACACATATAAGTCTTCGTATCCAGTGAATATCGACGATAAGGTTGTTGCTCCTACAGGTCGTTGGTTCTCCGTTGGCAAAGTAGTGGCTTGCCATAAGGATTACGAATTCAACGATAAAATCATTTATAAACACATTCATAGTGTATTGGAAAGTATATGAAAGTATATGTAGTGCATGGCCTAGCAGGTGATTCCGTAATGGTGCTTAGTGACACTGCGAATATGTTGCCTTTCAGTATGGGTCTGAAGTTTACTGAACAATTTCCAGAAGACACTAACAGCCTGATTGCGCAGAATCCTATTCTTCAACAACAGCTACAGGAAATCTTTCAGTCTACGTTGGCTGCATTTGGAATTCACATTCGTCCTGGACCACCGCCTTCCGAGGCTTCCTCTCCAGAAGAGGCTGCGATGATGATGATGTCTGTTCCTGGTGGAACCGTTGAGGCTGCGGAAACACCAGCACCCTCTATTATTGTGTAGGACATCATGCTGGCGCTAATCGACGGTGACGTGTTAGCGCATCATTCTTGCAAATCCCGGTGGGCTAAGAAAGCTGCACCGGGAATGCTATACGACAGCCTCGTTCAGATGACAGAGGATAAAGATAGTGTAACGTTCTCGAAACAAGATGATGCGGATTATTTAGAACAGAGTTGGATTAACTTCCAACACATGCTTGCTAATATCCTTGAAGAGGTTTATGCCGATGACTACTTGATGGCAGTAAAGAGTGATGTTAATTTCAGAGATTTGATCTATCCCTTGGAATTCATTCCTGATGTGGAGAGACCTGTTAGTGGATACAAGGCGAATCGATGGAAATCCCCTGCCAAGCATAATATCTTCGTACCAAGTATTCGTACGTTGGCTTGCATGGAAGAGATTGCAATTGAAGCACACGGCAGAGAAGCTGATGATCTGTTGCGTATCTGGGCACGGCAAGCTGAAGAAGCAGGAGATGATTATGTCATCGTATCTATCGACAAGGATCTCAAGTGTATTCATGGTGCTCATTATAACATAAGTTCTCACAAGACGACGTATGTCACTAAACATGAGGCGTTGCGTTTCTATTACCAGCAGCTCATCTCTGGAGATAGTACTGACAATATTCCTGGTGTAATAGGGCTCGGGCCAGTTAAAGCTGAGCGTTTATTGTTCAATACAACAGATGAAGAGGAAATGCAGGAGATTGTAGTACAAGCTTACATGAGCGCGTATGAGGATGATTGGTACAATATGCTTCTATCTAATGGTAAGCTGCTATACCTCCAGGAGCATGCTGAGGACTACTTCATGTGCTCACATTGGCCAGTTGTGAAAGCAATGCTTGAGATCCAAGCTGCGCCGCCTGTTATCGAAGCGAAGGTAGTGGCACCAACTCCGAAGTTGCAGATAGTGTCTCCGGTACCCAAAGTATTTGTAGGTGGGTTCATGGGGAGCGTACCTCCTCTGAAAGGAAAGAATGCCAAATAGAATATTCAAACACATAAAGACTGGAGTACTGTATCAGGTATTGCATTATGCTGTAGAATGTACCAACGCTAGAGTCACTCCTAATGAAGCAAAGATCGTTGTTGTATACCGGCGATACAACTACTACAATTGTAACCTTTCTGAGATATTCGTACGCGATCTGCCGGAATTCAAAGAAAAATTCATTCCTTTTAAGGATGAGGACAGAGAATGAAATGGATGCATCACAAATAAAGATCAAGAAAGTGCTTCTAACACCCTCAGGAAGTGTTGTAGAGACTCCGAAGGTGTCGAAGCTACCGGATGATCTTCCGAAGAAGCCGCTGAAGGACATGCGTCTCTTCAAAGTAACATTAACACCGCGCAGTAGGACAACACGCGCAGAATTGCCTCCCAATGGCCATTGGCAATTTGACAAACAATTGTGTCAAGATAACCAATTCGGATTTATCTACCTCATCCATGACACAGTCAATAGCCGTATGTATATTGGGAAGAAACAATACAAAGGTGCTGGACAAGCTAACAGAGGAGAAGAATCAAACTGGAAGACATACTCATCGTCCTGTAAGGCTTTGCAAGAAGCAATTAAGGCTAATGAGAAACACGGATTTCTTTTCTATGTCCTGGACGAGTATAGAATAAAAGGCACACTAGGTTACGCCGAGACTTGGTCATTGATGTATGTTGAAGCACCATGCAATCGTGATAAGTGGTACAATATGCTTGTGAACAAAGTCAGCTGGTCAGTTAAGGAGGGTGTGTCTGATAAACACAAGATGCGCCTGAAGTCAATTTTAGCTGGGGAAGTTGATGATTTAACCGTCTGGAGCTAAAAGATGGGAAAGATAATTAGAACAGGATTAGCGTGTTTGGATCCTAATTGTGGATCCTCGGATGCCCGTCGCGGTTATGAGGACGGGTCTAGTTTTTGTTTTTCCTGTAGGAAGACGTTTCCTGCGGGTGCTGAAGAGAATGCAATGACGTCTCCAAAAGTATTTAAGGCACCAAGTCCGTCTGTGCATAGAGCACCACGAATATCTGTAGAAGAAGTAGCCGATTTTCAATGTCGTGGCCTAAGGGATCGTGGCATCACCAAGCCAGTCTGTGAGTTCTTTGGCGTTAAGGTCAGCTACGGTACCGATGGAAATATTGATGGGCACTTTTATCCATACCTATCGGATGGAAAGATAGGTTACAAACATCGGACGCTTCCAAAGACATTTGAGTGGATCGGACATGCTGGTGATTTATTTGGTATGGATAAATTCGCCGGTGGTGGTAAACGTCTGATCATTACAGAAGGCGAAGTTGATGCTCTTAGCGTGGCACAAGCTAGCCTTGATAAGTATGGTAAGATATACCCAGTCATCTCTCTTACATCCGCTGCTGGATTTGAGAAGGTTCTTAAGCATCGGGATTGGGTAAGATCCTTCCAAGAAGTATGTCTATGGTTTGATAATGATCAAGCTGGGAAAGACGTCTTAGAGCATACACTGAAGATTGTAGGTATTGATAAGGCTAAAATAATCAGATCACCACCAGGATGGAAAGATGCAAACGACGTCTTGGTGAATATGGGTTGGATGGCAGTACAACAGCAAATTTGGGAAGCTGAGAATTGGACACCTGCAGGTATCATTCGTAAGGAAGAGTTATGGGAAGCGCTTTGCAACTATAACAACCTCACTTCAATTCCATATCCAGACTGCATGGAAGGCATCAACACCAAAGTCAAGGGATTGCGGCTTGGTGAAATTGCGCTATTTATCTCCGGTACTGGTAGTGGAAAGTCTACACTGCTGCGTGAGATAATGCTGCACCTGCTGGAACATCCAGAGGTACCTAAAGAGGATAAGATTGGTGTAATCAGCCTAGAAGAAGCTCCTGCGGAAACAGCAAGGAAGCTCTCAGGAATGGTTCTCAAGCGAAATCCTGCAAATGAAGAGATACCTATTGATGAGCTAAAGGTCGGTTTCGATACCGTCTTTGGTGATGACCGTGTTATTCTATTAGACCATCAAGGCTCCATCGCTGACGGCTCCATCGTCGATCAGCTTGAATATATGGCACTGATGGGTTGTAAATACTTGTTCATTGACCATATTACTATTCTAGTCTCAGAAGGCGCGGGTAATCTAACCGGCAATGAGGCTATTGACAAGACAATGAATGATTTGTTGCGTGTCAGCAAACGACACGGTGTGTGGATAGGTCTTGTATCACACCTGCGCAAAGCGCCAACTGGCGGTAAATCATTCGAGAACGGAAATCTCCCGTCACTAGACGACATTCGTGGTAGCGGATCGATCAAGCAGATATCCTTTGATGTGATCGCATTTGCACGAGACATGCTCGCAGAAGATGAGCGTGTACGAAACACAATCAAGATGGCTGCGCTTAAGTGTCGCTATACTGGGCTAACTGGATCATGCCCTGGTGCTTATTATGACCATCAAACCGGACGCCTCATGAGAGCCGAAGATGCTCCAACTGAGGAATTCACCGTAATTTCATAAGAGATCCTCATGCAACAAACAGAGCAACAAGTAATCCCATGGTCCACAGTTGGATATCTCACATATAAGCGAACATACTCTAGACCCGTTGAGGGTACTACCAGGACAGAAGAGTGGCCTGAGACTATTGAGCGTGTATTAAGTGCTTGTGATTCCCAGCTGGGTGTGGACTTCACTGCAGCAGAAGAAGAAAGGTTGCGTGATTACTTCATGCAATTGAAGGGTAGTGTTGCTGGTAGATTCTGGTGGCAACTTGGCACTAACACTGTGGAGAAGCTCGGGCTTGCAAGTCTTCAGAACTGTGCCTTCACAACAATCGATTCACCAATTCGTCCGTTCACGTGGTGCATGGATATGCTGGCATTAGGTTCCGGTGTTGGTTATAACCTACAGCGTAAGTATGTGGAGAAGCTACCACCGGTTCGTGAATGGTTTAAGGCACCGACACGTGTGGATAATGGTGGTGCCGATTTTATTATTCCAGATTCAAGGGAAGGATGGGTTAAGTTCCTTGGTAAAACTCTTAAAGCGGCATTCCTCTCCGACAAACCCGAAAAAGGAACCTTCACTTATTCCACCCAAGTCGTTCGTGGAAAGGGTGCCCCTATTAAGGGATTTGGAGGCGTGGCGTCAGGGCCAGAAGATCTATGTTGGGGCATTAACAAGATTTCTGAAATCCTTATACAACGTGCGGGTAAGAAAGTAAGGCCAATCGACTGTCTAGACATCATGAACATTATTGGGCATATTATCGTTGCCGGTAATGTTCGTCGTTCTGCACAGATCGCGATCGGAGACCCTGATGACATCGAATTCCTACTCGCCAAACGCTGGGACATCGGAAACATTCCACCTTGGCGTGCAATGTCCAACAACTCCGTCGTATGCGACGACATTCGAGATCTTCATGAGTATTTCTGGCATGGGTATGAAGGGAAGGGTGAACCCTACGGACTCATCAATCTCCGACTTTCCCGTAAGGTCGGTCGTCTTGGCGATACGGAGTATGATGACCCCAATGTTCAGGGATATAACCCTTGTGCCGAGCAGTCTTTGGAGCCTTACGAGACGTGCTGTCTGGCAGAAGTATTTCTTCCTAACATTGAATCAAAGGAGGAGTTTCTTGATCTCCTGATGTTGCTCTACCGTATTAACAAGCACTCATTGGCATTGAAGTGTCATCATCCTGAAACGGAAGAAGTGGTGTTTCGTAACATGCGTATGGGCATTGGTCTGACTGGTATCATGCAAGCAACCGAGGAGCAGCTATCTTGGATGCCCGATGGTTACCAATATTTGAGGGATTACGATGAACAGTATTCAGAGTCTCACGGCTTCAATCCCAGTATTAAACTTACAACTGTCAAACCATCTGGAACACTATCTCTACTTCCTGGCGTCACTCCAGGTGTTCATCCTGGCTACTCTCAGTTCATGTTTAGGCGTATTCGTATCGCAGCGGGACACCCTCTCATTAGCGTATGCCGCGAACACGGATACCCAATCGAGTATCAGAAACTGCTCGATGGCACAGAGGACAGAGGGACATTGGTTGTTACCTTCCCGTTTGCTTATCCCGAAGGTACTATCCTAGCCGAGGACATGACAGCGCTGGAACAGCTCAAGTGGGTTAAGCGACTACAGACGGAATGGAGCGACAATAGTATCAGTTGTACCATTTATTACAAGAAAGAAGAGTTGCCAGCAATTCGTGAGTATCTTACACGGCACTATCGTAACAGCCATAAGTCACTCTCATTCTTGCTGCACTCTGAACATGGCTTCGAACAAGCTCCTTATCAAGAAGTATCTATGGAGGAATACAATGAATTGGCTAGAAAAACTACTGTTATCACCGCAGTCTCCACCGCAGAGTTCGAAGGACAGGACGAATGCGCCAGCGGAGTCTGTCCAGTCAGGTGAGTTAATGTTTCCAGCCTTCGAATTACGAAGGGAAATAGTCTATGAACCAACAGGGGAATTTATTGCGATTGGGAAGGTAAAGGCTGGGCATGCTCTTGCAATGTCTGAAATGACCTCTTCCAGTGCAGCAATGTTTCTGGTCCACTTCTGTTCTCGTATTGATGGCAAGGTAATCCCTAAACAAGCCATCATGGAAATGGATATGAATAAGTTTAATTTCATTGTGAACAATATTACTAAAGATTAAAATAGGCGGCGAAAGCCGCTTATTTAATTGAGGATAAGTTATGCAAGAATACATGTGTAAAAACCTACGCATTGGGAAATATGGCGGTATTGATGTAGTTGGTCTTTTTGAACAGAAAACTGGTGTTCTGGAAGGACAAACACTCACACAATTCCTTGGAAACTATAAGACGGAAGAGGAAGCCAAGGCAGCTCATCCCGAAGCAGAAATGTATACAAACGCATGGATGCAACCGCAAGTTTCTTTATCGCATCTCTCTGATGAAGGGGATTATTGATGCCTCAAACCATAAATTGGAAAGAAATAGCTAGAGAAAAGCATCTTGAGGCTATTGATTGGGCTGGAGAGCACCAAGTGTGTACTGAGAAGTTGGAGTGCCTTAAACGTATCGAGACTCAATTGAGAGAACAAAACCGTCAATTGAAAGAAAGTTTAATCAAGTGGCGCTCTAAGGAATTCCCAGGAACCGATCAGCGTATCGTAGTTGATCGCAATTACCCAGAAATCGTATAAAATTATTGGCTAACGAAGGAGTAATAACATGAGGATTGAGACTGAAGAGCTTATCATCGAGAGTGAAAATCGCATAAAATCGGAGAGAAAAAAGGTAAGATTCCTAGAGAATACAAAAACGAAGGCATTTCTAGATTCCTTTGCTGGAATGTTGAACCTGTTCGGGGAGGAGCACAATGCAGCCATCACGTCTTCGACTTTCATAATCGATAGAACGATATACGTCACTCTATACATAACCTCTGAGAATTTCTACTTTCAGGGTAATGCTGGCAGTCTGCTTACGGCGATTGAGGAGTATTATCACGATAAGGAAATTGATTGGGAAACGCGTGATATGCCCGCGGAGCGTGTACGCACTTACGAGTGTTTAATCTCTGAGCCATCATTAAGTATGCGACTCACAGTTGACTGTAGATTGTCTGATGATGCTACCTGCCAAATTGTTGTAATAGGACACGAAACGGTTTCTAAGTATAGGCAGATCACCGAAACCGTGCCAATCACTAAAATTGTCTGCCTGTAAGGATAATGATGTTCAGACCGCTATTATCACCACCTAACTCTCCAATTGATACGCCCACATACTTCGAAGATCTTTCATTTCCTGTGCTGTGTAGCCCAAAGTTTGATGGCATTAGAGCCTTGCCACGTCCTGTGCCAACCGGTGAGTGGCTTAGTCTGGATGCGCAAGCTGAAGGTCAGATTGAGACACGAGTGCTCTCAAGAACGTTGAAGGAGCTGCCATCACGACAGGCTTTGGAATTGTTGAAGGATTGTCGCTTTTGTGATGGTGAGCTGATTGTTGGAAACCCATATGACTTCGATGTTTATAATAGGACACAAAGCTATGTGATGTCCAGAGATAAACCAGGCGATCTACATTACTATGCTTTTGATTACACAGATGAGACAATGGCATTTGAACCATTTTATCAACGCTTGGAGCATCTAAGAAGTTTCATTGATAAGCTGGGTAATCCTAATGTGCATCTTGT